TATTCTATGGGCGGCAAATACCCAGAACTCGACGACATGGTTTCTGCGGGAAGATATTTAGACGACGATGTTTTAACAGACGTGTTTAACAAAAAAATCAACTCGGTAATTGACGACTTTGCTGTACGCGCAGAAAAACTAAAAGACGCTAAAAACCCCAGTGACGAAGCAGCGGTTTTAATTGATGAGATGTTGGAAGACGATATGCTTGAACTATTACGGGACAGAAAAAGCATCAACGACATGTCCGGAGGGTTTTTTACAGACGACATGATGACCGTGGACCCCGAAGGACGGTTGGATGTATTAGTAGACTCGTTGCGGGAACTACAATACAGCGAAGCCTTGTCCCCCGAATACTTAGCGCACAATCTTCGAGGAACAAAAAGACACATCAACGCGCTCCCAGAAAAACAAATAAAACACAAGAAAAAGTCTGGCACTGTTGAGGACACGGATTTTTGGGACGAAGACTATGAGTACGAACCCGGTGTAATAAACCCAAGAGACAAAGACCGTATGGATGCTTTGTATGACTCCAGCGTAAACGTAGCCAGCGAAGGCAAGTACACTCCCACAACACCTATGGATCCCGATCTTGATGCAACTGTAGACGCTTCCGGTCAGATACAATGGAACCCGGACCCAGGTCCGCGGACCGGGGCTTCTCCAGTCACAGACGAAGAAATTGCACAAGTGAATAGAGTATTGGAAGAAGATGCTCTTAAAAATCTAGGTGTATTTGACGACATGTTTGGTGAAATAGGCAAAAAGAAACTAAAGAAAAAAGCAGGCGGCGGATTTATTGATCGTCCTCTGTACGACGACTAATAATTAGGAGAGAGAAAATGGCGAAAGCAGCGAAAACCAGCAAAGGGCTAGACATCAAAGGCCAAGGTTTTGTTCCCTACGCAAAAACAGAAGAAATGAAAACCAGCAAAGGACCACAACCCGGCGCCGGAAAAGGGAAATCCAGAGGCGGTGGAGCCGCTGAAAGAGGCACCAATTTCACTGGCGTATACTAGACAGGAGGCACTATGTTACAGCCCCCGGTTTTTAACAGCCAGGAAGAAGTAGACGCAGACCTCGACGTCGTAGGCGGCGGCGCGGTCGGTGTTGCGGAAGGAGTAGGTATTATCGATCTTCTCGCCGGTGTACCGTGGTTAGCAAGGGAAACCGCGGGCCAACAGGTACTGTCTACGATGCTTCGAGAAAGAGATCGACTTGAGCGGCATACCGACGATAAAACGGCGGACTATTTTCAGCGACTAGACTTACGCTCTAAAGGCGTGTTGGGCAACGAAAAATCCCCAAAAATAGCACTAAACACAATTGCTGGTCGTTCCGGCACCTACGACGACGCAATAGAGAACACTCTTGAAAGCCTAGGCTACAACAAAACCGAACAATCAGAGGTCGCAAGACGAGTCGCTTTTTTGACCACGTTGGGCATAGACCTTGCTTTTTTAACAAAGGTTATTATTCAAAACGCTCCCAGAGGGTACAGGGCGGTCCGCGATGCGCTTAAAAACATGGGTAAAAACGTGGACGAGGCAGACCAAGCCGTTATGAAAGCGGAAATGGAAACAGGGATTTCTCAAACGCCGGTACAAATGGAAATGGATTTAGCAGCGCCGAAAGCAAAACCCGTTCAAAACACACAAGAACAGGCTTACAATTTAGAAACCAGACTGTACGACCTAAACAATGTTATCAGGCAAGAAGGTGGCGTAATGAGCAAGACCAACTTTCAAAAAATTAATAAAGAAATAAACGAAATTCAAAGTAAACTAAACAAATTGCAGGGATACAAAAATGGGGGAATAGTACAAAATAGTGTAGACTATGCCCTAGAACAATGGACATAAAATGGCTGTAGACGAGAGCAATAAACCCACAAACATCGACAGAATCACGGACCTTATTGATTTAGACATTGAGGCGGGTCAAGAAGTCGAGATCGAAGCACCGTTGCCCACGGACAGCGATGTAGAGGTCAGTTTTGGACAAGACGGCAGTGCCGTTCTTGACTTTATGCCCGATGAGATGAACGTCGAGGCAATGATTCCTTTTGATGCAAACCTTGCAGAATACATAGACGAAGGAGAACTCGGGGCTTTGTCTGCTCAATTATTGGGCGATTTTGAAGAAGATCGAATGACTCGTGACGAATGGGAAGATGCCTATGTCAAAGGACTGGATCTTCTCGGGTTTAAATACGAAGACCGAGATCGACCGTTTCCTGGCGCAAGCGGTGTCACTCACCCTCTCCTTGCCGAATCGGTCACACAATTTCAAGCCTCTGCTTTTAAAGAACTACTGCCCGCTCAAGGACCGGTAAAAACAAACATTGTGGGAACGGCTACACCAGAAGTGGAAGCCCAATCGGATCGAGTTCGTGAGTTTATGAACTATCAGATCACAACTGTTATGGAAGAGTACACACCAGAAATGGATCAATTGTTGTTCTATCTTCCGTTGGCCGGTTCTGCATTTAAGAAAGTTTATTACGATCCGTCTTTACAAAGAGCCGTCAGTAAGTTTGTTCCTGTTGAAGATTTGGTGGTGCCGTATGCGGCGAGTGATTTAGAAACATGTGCAAGAATTACGCACGTAGTGAAGATGTCTTACAATGATATACGCAACCAACAACTGTCTGGATTTTATAGAGACATTGAGGTAACGCCTGCGTACACCAGCACACAAACAGTGTCGCAAGACAAAGTAGAAGAGATCGAAGGCATCAGCGGTTCGGGCAACGACATGATGTATGAACTTCTTGAGTTTCACGTCAACATGGAAATGCCTGGATTTGAAGACCCGGATGGTCTACACCTACCTTTTATAATTACAGTGGACAGAACATCTAGCCAAGTTCTTTCCATTCGACGCAACTATTACGAAGACGATCCACTCAGGCGAAAAATTGCCTATTTTGTACACTATAAGTTTCTTCCAGGACTGGGTTTCTATGGCTTTGGCTTAATCCACATGATCGGTGGTCTCTCTCGAACTGCAACAGCGGCACTTAGGCAACTCATTGACGCAGGAACCCTGTCCAACCTTCCGGCTGGTTTTAAAGCCAGAGGCATAAGAATTAGAGACGATGAGACACCTTTAGAACCCGGAGAATTTAGAGACGTAGACGCACCAGGGGGTGCACTAAAAGATTCTTTGATGCCTCTTCCTTATAAAGAACCAAGCGGTACTTTATTCCAGTTAATGGGCTTTTGTGTTGAAGCCGGCCAGCGGTTCGCGGCTATTTCAGACATGCAAGTGGGCGAAGGCAATGAACAAGCGGCGGTTGGTACAACATTGGCGCTTATGGAACAGGGGACCAAGGTCATGTCCGCGGTCCACAAACGACTGCACTATGCCCAAAAAACAGAGTTTAGAATATTAGCCAGAGTTTTCTCAGAGTTTCTTCCGCCAGAGTACCCTTATCAGGTTGTCGGCGGAGACCAGATGATAAAACAAACGGATTTTGATAACCGTGTTGATGTCATTCCAGTTTCTGATCCAAACTTTTTCTCTTTTTCGCAACGCATTGCGTTGGCGCAACAAGAACTACAACTGGTGCAAAGCAATCCAGAAATCCACAACATAAAAGAAGCGTATCGCAGAATGTATACGGCACTGGGTTCCCAAAACATTGAAACACTTTTACTGCCTGATCCGCCTCCACCACAACCAATGAGTCCGGCTTTAGAAAATGCGGCGGCTTTAATGGGCTCACCCATACAAGCGTTTCCGGAGCAAGACCATGATGCACACATAGAATCGCACATTGCGTTTTTAGAAAACCCCATGGCAACAATGAACCCCATGGTGGCGACAAGCCTGCTTTCCAATGTTTTTCAACACATTGCGTTTAAAGCGGAACAAATTGCAGAAGAGCAGTTACAACAATTGGCAGCAGAAGATCCACAACTGCAACAACAGTTGGCACAAGAGCAACAAATGATGATGCAACAACAAATGATGGCACAACAGGGGGGAATGCCTCCACAGCCTATGCCGCCTAATCCACTAAGAGAACAAATGAAAGCACAAGTTGAAGCTGATTTGTTTGAAGAAATAATGCCTAGAATCAACGAGATTATGGATGTTTCTGGAAAAGACAACGGCGTGTTAGAATTGAAACAACAAGAACTTATGATAAGATCACAAGAGAACGAAGACGACAAACGCATCGCTGAAGAGAAACTGGAGCTTGAGCGTGAAAAAATGAACGTGCGGGAAGAAACCGACGAAGAGAAGATGAGAAGCCAAGAAGACATCGCAGCATTGAGAGCATCTATTTCTCGCGAAAAAATGGAACAAGCTAAGAAAAAGTAATGGCAAAAGCAACGACACCAAAATATACAACAGACCCCTTTGGTATGCCTTTTGGGCCTGGTCATCCGTTATACGACCCTAAGAAAGACGACGGACCGCGTACTTTTATTGGACAAGGAGGCCCCACAGAGGATGAAATTCAAGCCATGATTGATGCGGCTATGGGCAACCAACCAGACTTTAGTAACTTTATGACCGCTGCCGACGCAAAAGAACTGTTTCAAGGCATGGACACCAGCGGTATTGAAGCCGGTGTTTTACAAAAAATGGGCGTTCCAGACTTCCTAACAAACACTCAAGTACAAGATGCCATAAACCAGGCTCTTGGAGGCGCGGGTATTTTAAGCGAAGAAGATATTGCGCGAATGATTGCACAACAAGGTGGACCGGATCTTTCTGATTACGCAACAAGCTCAGACCTTTCTGGTTTTCTAAGCCAAGAACAAATATCCAATATGATTGCAAACGCTCAAATGCAGGGCATGACTGAGCAACAGATTATGGACATGATTAAACAAGTCACGGGCGGCCAAATGAGTGATGACGCCATAAGAGAACTTATAGCCAATCAACTTGCTGGCTTAGAGGGCGAACTTGATGCCATGGAGCGACTCCAAGAGGGTTTTGCAAGCGCAGAAGAAGTACAAAGCTGGATAGAACAAGCCCTTGGTGAAGGTTTTACCGCAGAGCAAATACAGAGCATGATTGGCACCTATCTGGAAAACAACCCAATGGAAGGCGTGGACATCACAACAATTCAACAAATGATTGCTGATGCTACTGCGGGAGTTCCAGGAATGGAAGAAATCCAAAGAATGATCGACGAAGGTTTAGCAAACGGTCTTTCTCCAGAACAAATTAATCAAATGATTTCTGAGTATTTAGCCAGTAATCCAATAGAAGGAATTACAGCGGAGGGAGTACAGCAAATGATTGCCGATGCAATTGCTGCTCTTGGAGGCGGAGAAAGCGGAGAAGAAGGAATGTCCATGGAAGACATTCAAGCTTTACTTGATTCTGGCTACATGACCGCGGACCAGATTAATGCGTTGATGTCAGACGCGGGATATTTAGGACAAGAAGGCGTTGACTCTTCTGTACAAGCCGCTCTTGATGCAGCTTTGGGAGAAGGCGGTGCAATCAATGCAGCTATAGCCGCAGCAATGCAAAGTCAAAGCGGTGGCGGAGAAACTACTCCGGACCCAACCCGAGATTTTACAGTACCTACTTCTTACAATCCGTACACAGAGTATTCAAATCCTTATGGATCGGTGAGCCCTTACGATATTATGGGCTCCAACCAATTTGCGGGAACAACACCTTTTAGCGGAGGAACAGAAACAGGCGCCGGAATGAGCACAGGACTTGCCGGACTTAATTTAGGAGACACTTCGGGATACAATTACAACATTCCAACGACGTCCACAGCAGAACTATCTCCCACAGGAATAAGCTCCGTTTATTCTCAACCACCACACAGGCGTTTACCAGAACCACCAACAACTCCACCGGAAGAAAGCGGATATAGAT